CTCTCACTGTTATTTTCTGTTGATGCGAATTCTGTATAAAAATTAGAGTCTTTAAAGAACTTCAATGTTAGATTTTTTAGACTCGGATGAGATACTCCAAATCCAACTGTTGAATATTTTATTAAATCTAATTTTGGATTTACTAAACCAAACTTATGATTGCTTCCAGTCCCACCATTAGTCTCAAACTCAATATATTTGGAATTTTTTATTTGAGTATCATAATAGTACTCCGACAGTCTGAATAAATTATCGGTTATTTTAATTACATAATATATTTGCCTACTTTCTAAGGGAGAAGCTTGATTTGAAGATTCATAAAATATTTCATCACCAGTATTAAATCCATGATTTTCAATCTCAATAATGTTTAATTTTGTATCAATATTTTCCCCTGTTATTTGCCTGGGGTTTATTATTAACTTGCGAATAGTGTTATTATATTCAACATTATAAGCAGTAGAATCAATACCGGACAGTATATCAATCTGAATGTTATCGCCATCTTCAAGCGAATGTTCAGATAGTGTTTGAATATTTGCAACATGCTTTCTCACTTTACATTTTGATTCTACTGAAACAGTTTCTAAAGAATGATTGTCGCCAGTTCCAAAATTATTGAAGTAAAGTAAAAATGGTTGTTGAGTTGTATTAATGCCAATATAAGTATTATCTGTACCAATTCCTATCGGGGATATTGATAATCCAACAAAATCTTTTCCAAGATTTACTGCATAAACAGTGGAATTAGATTCCAAATTAAAAACATTATTGGGATCAGTATCTGTTGAAAATCCTATTGAACTCCCAGAGGGATCATAAGAATATAACAATTTTTGTCCCGTTTTCAAACTATGATTTGGTATAAAAATTGATTGAGTCTTAACTTCCCTTTCAAAAACAGAACCCAAGGAAATAAATTTAAGAAAAGTTGATATTCCGACTGTACCAACTCCAACTGTTTGTTTAGGAATAAAATTAAATTTATAGTTTTCTGTTTTGGGCGATGTAATTAATGTTTTATCTGTGTAAAAATTGAAAGTTTTACTTTTTAACTCAACAATATCCCCGATTGTATGTGAGGATCCTACAGAGTTTCCATACATTCTCTTCACATATAGAGAATTTTCTTTTTTGTCAGTGTCTAAAATTTTAAATACTTCATTGCCAATAGAAACGATATCAGTTTTTTCAATGATATATGGAGAAACCGATGATGTTAAGTAAATTGATGTGAATATTCCCGTAACAGAAGTTTCTCCAATAGAAGTTCTCAATTGTGATGTTAGTTTTGGAACAAATATTTTCACAAATCCATCAAATTGTCCGTATTCTAATGGCAAATCATACAATTCAACAATATCATCAGTAAAAAATCCATGAGGTTCGGTACAAATTCCTGTTAAAATATTATTTGAGTATGACAGTCTAACATCATTAAAATTAATATTTTCATAATTCACTGATGAAATTCCCACACCGACAAGTGATTTCACGTCAAGAAAAACTGGTATTGATGAACCAGTTTCTGACATATCCAAAATAACCTGATCTCCTATTTTATAATTTTGTCCGCGACTAACAACAGAAACAGAATCAATAGAACTAGTGGAAGTTTGAACTACCTTAGATTCAATATTATCCTTTTTTTGAGGTTGAATGCAATATTCGTAAACACTATTATCTTTCCCAAACTTATATGGATAAGTATTTCTAATAATATTTAATTTGTTTAATGTATCTGATAATTGATCCAGATCATATTTTAAATTTGTGTCAACTGGATTTGAATAAAAACTATTTCCGATTGTATATGGAAAAACAGGTTCTTTAAATCCAGAAAATCTTGAATTTGGACCCCTAACATCTGGAGAAAATGTGCAAAAATATGCATAGGTGCCATTTGGGAATTCTGGTGTAACACAAAATCTACCATTATGCTCATCAAGATCTCCAGATCCTTGATATTCAAAGTCTTCAATAAAAAATCCAGGAGGAAAAATATCAGTATCCGGACCATCATCTCTTTTTGTTCCAATGGTAACTATTTGCTTATAGCCACTTCTCATTAAAGTTGTTCCGCCACCAACATTTGTTATATAACCATAAGGCCCATAAATTGGATGACCATCATAAGACCAACCAACTATAGGGGAATGTTCATTATCACCACCTCTATCACTTTCAACTTTTTGATTTGGATCTATCTCAAGGTCTGAATTTTTTCCGCTACCTGCATTTGTTTTTAATATCTTTCTTAAATTTCTAGGAGCATACAAAGATCCAAATTTCAAATCAAGATCCGAATTAGAACTTTGAACTAAAAATCCATCATCATTTTTAAAAACATTCTTATTTCTTTCAAAGAGATTGATAGTCCACGTTTGAATTGATGGTTTCAAGACACAATTAGATCCAATTGACTTAACAAGTATTGATGTGGAATCACTGTATCCCAATCCACCAAATACAACAATAACTGAATCTAATACTCCATTATCAATTACAGATACTAGTTTTGCGCCAACACCTTCACCATAATTGGTTAAAATTAAATCTGGAGGTGAAGTATATCCACTTCCACCAGATTTAACTATAACATATTTAATTTCACCATTTTGAATAACTGGTTCTACTACGGCACCGGAACCACTATCCACTCTAACCTTGGGGAAAGGCACAAAAGATGTATCCAAATTAATGACATTTTCTTGAGAACCATAATTTTTTCCACCATTTAGTATAGAAATTAAAGTTATTTCACCTCTAACTATTGGTTCAGCATAAGCTGCGCCACCATAATCAAGTGGAATATTTGATTCAACATCAATGGACAATTTAATTTGTGGGTAATTAAAAATATGATCACCATACCCAAAATTTTTAAATTTAATATATTTTTGTTGCAAATAATATTTTTCGTATACTTCTGAACCAATACCAACATTGGACAATCTAAAGTTATCCTTATCATAAACAGTTACAATATATCTTTCATCATGAATTAAACCACCAATTGCTCCAGTTGAACCTATACCAGACCTGTAGACAATAGTGTCTCCATCGTTATAATCATGATTAATGATATTAATTAATCCATCAACTGTATTAATTCCTGATAAATTTGAAGAATTTACTATTCTTTCTTTATTTCTATAATTCTTTCCACCATCAACAACTTCTATATCGCTTATTATTTTTTTGGGATAGATTGATTTAAAGGATTGTCTTCCAGTACCAAATCCAACAATATCAATAGGATTAATTCCATTAAGCGCATCCTCTTCTTTATTATGCAACCTAAATTCTGTAGGAGATACTGTTGAAACATAATATAAAGAATTTGAAATTAGTTGAGTTGATATTCCAGAAGAAATTTTTATTGCACTATTTCCATATGAATTATAGATTACTTTATCACCGTTTCTGAATTTATGATTTGATGGTATTCTAAAAGTATCAGAAACAGTATTAATTATACTAATAGTAGATCCAAAAGAAACATAACCCGTGACACTTGCATCAAAAAATACTTCGTGGGCAATCTCATTCAATCTGGGTTTTAAAACGCACCCACTTCCATTTCCACCGGACAACGTTATTTTTGGTTCACCGATGATATCAAAACCGGAATCTATTAAAGAAATGCCAACAACGGATCCATTTATTGATGGTTTTGCAATGGCACCATAACCATTTTCATCTTCTATTAAAATATTTGGTGGATTGATGATATCATAATCACTACCTTCGCTCAAAACATCAATAGATTCTATTTTTCCATAATGAACCCTTTGTGGAGATTTATAGTTAATAATTTCTACTCCATTAACAAACATTCCAACAGATCCATGTTCAGTTATTTGCGGATTGGTTGCTGGTTCTGTTATTATTGGTATTTTTTTAATTAATTTTTGACCTTTTATAACCTTCCCAGCATACTCTCCAGGAATCAGTTGATGAACATCTATTGGACTTGCATTTCCAGTTATTGAAACATAATTATTAAATCTAACACCATTTCTCGTCAAAGACAAACCAATAGTATTATTATCATATCTTATTACAAAATAGAATCCAGTATTTATCCCTGCAAGTGGTGGATAAGACACATCAAATTCGCCAGCACCAATAACTAAAGGTTCAGTCCTATCTTTAGGAGTATAAAAAACACTATCTCCGCTAAAAAAACCATGATCTGGAATAGAAATTCTAGAATCTGACCCAACATTAACTGATACAAATTCGCGAATATTTTTTCCTGTGGTTATTTCATATGATGGTATTGATTCTGAAGCAACATAAACAGTATTGTTGTTATCGGTATATGTGTTTTGTATATTTGCAACTAAAGTATTGAGATCTGAATTTTTATGATCTTCGTTATTAGTAAATCCAAGTAGTATTTTTCTTTTTACATCCCATTCTTTTTCATTAGTTATTCCATCAGATGGCATATCTAACGTCACCGTTTTCTCATTGTTTATAAACGTTACTGTCCCTTCGGCAATAACAGAATTTGTCAATACATCAATCAACTCAATATTATCTTCAAGCGCAAATTGATGTTCATCATATGTCGTCAATTTTACGGAATTTTGATTAGCCGCATCAATTGTTTTTACTCTACTTCTAGTAGATACGTTATGTAACCAAGATGAATAATGATAATCTTTTGGGTCTTGTATTTTACCTATTGACTTAATTCTTATTGGATCATCAGTGACTAATCCTTGTGGGAATGAAGATAGTTCTAAAAATTCACCCTCAAATTCCGAACCATCAAGGTCAATTATTCCGGTATCAGATATTATTCCTTTAATTTTTGATTCTTCAACTATTCCTTGTATTTTTCCGGTTACTGTTACACCATCAAGATAGGTTCCAGTTCCATTAATAACTCCCGTTCCAAAAATAGTTGTTGATCCAACAATATATCCACTACCTTCAACTAATCCAGAAATATTTAAAGATGATGATTTTACGTTCCCTAAAATTCTTGATACTCCCCCGGATTCATAATCTCCAAGAACACCGGTGATAATAAATTCAACTTTTTTATCAACATCATTATTCTCATAAGAAAATACAGAGTGAACTCCCCTAACAATACTTCCATCAGAAAACGATAATGGCAATATATCTCTTCCAGTTTCTGGAGAAAAACATTCTAAAAATTGATTTATATTTTTTGTTTTGTAACCAACCAAAACACTTTCATTTTGATTTTCAATGTAGAAATATCCAGATTTTGGAAATGATATTGTTGAATCAACAGTAATAGTTTTTACGTTTCCATTATTATATTTTTGGGTGGTCAAAGTTTTTGGAGTAATTGCAAAATTTCCCTCTATTGTACCGTTCGTATTAATATCTCTATCATATCCGGATGACAAACTAATAAGATAATATGGAACATTAGGAGAATCAATTCCACTTTTTATAATGTCCCTACCACTTAAATTTGTATCATATGCCAAAGTTTCAACATTTGTAATTGATCCAGAAGCATATTTAATTTCCGGATTATTGAAATTTTCTTCTTGAATTAGAATTCCTCCTTTTATTTTAAGAGGATCACCACTTATACAACGACAAACTAATCTTTCAACAACATCATAATTGGAATCTGATGCAGCAAAAAGGTACTCTTGAGGTTTTATTACGCCAGCTTCTTCTCCATATAAAGATCTAAAAAGTATTTTTATAGATTCGTCAGTACCTTTTGCTTGATAAAAATTTCTTATTTGCTTAAGTAAATTTATTTGATTTATATTTGAATCTAGTTCTTTATCACCAATTCCTGGCGCATACAGGAATTTATATTTTTTATATAACTCTTGAGCTATAATAAAATTTAAATTGAATACCGTTGCTCCAGAAAAATGCTCTGCAGGTATAGATTTTACGAAATTAATTTTTTCAGAATTTGTTTGCTGTTTTAAACTATCAACACCACTAAATCCCCTTACACACCCATTAAATGTATTGGTAGTAACTCCAGAATAATAAATTATCTCGTCATTTATTTTCAATAATCCATGCTCTGATGGCCATCCATCAGTTGATAAAACTTGTATAACTTCCGAATCTTTTGAAATTGTCTCCACTAATGTTGTCGTTCCATCAATAATCTCATTAGTATATGTGTCTGCTTTTTTATACTCATCAATAGTGCGAGCAATATCTACAACACCACCTTTAAATTCCTGAGAAACATAATATTGCTTTAAAAAATCAACAAAATTTTGATTATTTTCAGAAATATGTTCTGGTAAAATAGAACCAATGGTTTGATAAATTTTTGCTTTATTATCCGTCATACTATTCTAATATATTGATTGGAATTGGGGTAAGATGAAGTTGGAATATAATTTGAACCAGATGTTGCTCCACTGGCAATGGTATCTAAAACCATATTAAAACCACTTCTATCTGGTCTATATTGAACATATAGATCATTTTTACCGATTACATCATTTGAATCGGGAGAAACTTCAATTTCAATAATGTTTTCTGGCCTTTCGGTGGATGAAAACGCTATAGTATCTATATTGATTTCGCCAGTGATATAATTAACTGTTCCGGCGTTTCTTTTGACGACAAGAATATTATTATTATCAAGAATTTTAAAAATAAATAATCTTCCAACTTTAGATGTTTCGGGGATATCAGAAAAATATAAAGTTCCAGATATCCCAGAAACGGTAAATCCTGTTGATTTTATGTTGTACCCTCTCGTATTAACATTAAATTGATTGCCAAAACAAAGTTCATACTGGGTATAAACATTCATATTTGCTCTTAAGTTTCTAACCATTTTCACAGTTGTTATATTTGAAACTATTGAAGCATCAGTTTGATCTATCAAAGTAGTCAAGTTACTATATTTAAATCTTCCTCCAAATTTATTAACATCAATAGATTTTGAATACTGCGTTACTGCATCAATAATTTTTGATTTTACAGCATCAATATTACCCACAAAATTGGAAGCATAGTAGACGGATGATTGTGTTTCAACATATAGATACTTCAAATCAACAAACTCAGTAACAATTCCAGCAACTGTATAGTTTTTTAACTTACTCAAAATTTCTCTTTTGGCAAATGTTGAAAGATAATTTGAATTTTTTGGTTTTACTGCAATGAAAACCTTACCATATTGGGGTGGGTTTAGTTCTTCTCCACCATATGCAGAAACAGATTCTGCATTATCATATATGTAAGGAATAATTGTTTCAAAATCCTTTGCAGATACAGCCCTATATTGTGCTTGATACAATCTAGGCGCATAATATTTTATTGAAGAAATTGATTCAATCTCGGATCCCCCATTTGAAGCGGTTACTGTTAAAATGTTTGATACTGTGGTTGTAATTTTATTTGATTCTGAACTATCCCCATATAATATACCACTAAAAAGAAAATTTGAAGCTCCATTACCTTGTTCACCAGAAGTAACAACGTATGATGCATTAATGACATTATTGTCTTCTACTTTTTTGCCAATTATGCCGTCACCAAACAGTAATTGATATCTTTCATCTTCAATTTCTTGCAACAAATAAACTTTTGAAGTTGAATCAACACCAATAATATTATCAACTAAAGCGTATGCTTCTTCTCTGTTTGACTCGGCCGAATCAATAATTTTAACTCTTATTGTTGATGTGTCAACAAATGGATTTTCCAAAATATATCTCTGAGTATATTCTCTGCTATTAACAACCCACGATTTAGTAACATAGTTTCCCTCATAAACAGTCAAATTTGAGAAAGTCGCGACGTTTTGAATTACGGGAACAGTTGTATTTTCTGGTATTACAAACTTATAATTTTTTTCTCCAGACGCTCCAATGCACACTAAACCAGCTTTAAGTGTTACGCTTTTGTAAACTAATGATGGATCTAAAGTTACCGTAAAACTAATAACTGCTCTTGAAGACCTTCTTGACCGAGGAACATATCCAATATTCCTCGCCAAAGAAACGACATTTTCTCTTAGAGTTGCACTGTCAAGAAATGTTTCGTTAGCAACCATATTTGAGTTATGTGCCGTCAAATATGTATTGTATGCTAATGCATTGACAACCATTGATAGATTAGATCCCTCAAAGTCATAATCCGTAAAAGTACTATTTGCCCTTAAGTAATCTTTTATAGATTGCTTAATTTCATCAAAATCTAAACTTGTAAATTGTGTTAAAGCCATTGTGGATTAAGAAAATATTTTACGGAGTTTTTGCAATAACAAGTGTTTGATTAAACGTTTGGGGCCCAAGACTGGCGGAACCTATAACATTGAATACAATTACAACTTCAACTTCATTTGAATCTGGACTTGGAATTGGATCAACACTTATTAATTGAACTCTAGGTTCCCACAAATTAATTGCGTCAATTACACTTGAAGCAATTGCATCTAATGTAATAAAATCAATTTGTTCAAATAAAGAATCATAAACTTTTGATCCAAATGCTGGTTCAAAAGGTCTCTCACCCAACCTTGTAAGAAGAATGTTACGAAGAGAGGCCTTTATTGCATCAAGATCTTTAATCGTTCCTACATCATTTGTTGATGGATTTTTAGCAAATGATAGAGATATGTCTACAAATTGAGGTTTGGGTAATGGCACAGAATAATTTAACTATTTTTATCTTATTTATTAAGAAATTTCACCATTTCTTGCCATAAATTGGTTCTGTTCCATATGACCAATCATCATAATCTTCATCGTTTCTAATTTTCTCGTGCAATTCGGTTTGTTTGTTAAAATTATGGCGTTTTTCTGGCGAATTCATAATTTCTTGAAGAAATTTTGTTTTTTCTTCTCTAACAGGAACTCCTGTCAATCTGTAATTAGGCGATCTGTACCCCACATTTGCATCATGTATTCTTTGTTTCTGTCGGATTGCATGTTTTTTCTCCTGATTTTGACAAATCAGAACTTTTTACGGGGTTGCTATCCCGTTTTTCAATTAAATCATAATCATTTTCAAGTATTTCCTTCAAATATTCATCATCCCAGAGGTCGTAATATGAAGTTTTTGCTAATTTCTCTCTAAAATTACGTAATTTTTCTCTTGGTTGAGATAATATTAAATTATATTTACCATTGTTTGTCTGTATACCATTGATATACGTGTTATATGAGTTGCAATCTTCAAAAAATGACCATTTTTTATATATTTTATTATAGTAGTTAACCCAAAATTGAACTGCATCAAGGTCAAAGTAGTCTTCAATGATAAAAATTATCACCTGATAGTCATCAATTGGCATAATCTCTTCTGCAGAACACTCAACGATCTTAAAAATAGACTTTGCAGCATAAGGGCAAATCGCAAATCCATTCAATTCTGGACGATGTTCCGATACTCTACGTATCCAGTCTAAAATATGCTGTTCTTTTTCAGACATAAAAAAAGAGTGCCTAATACTATTTAAGCACTCTGAAAATATTTAATTATTTTCCTTGGCCACGATACTTCTTTTTTCGTCCATTACGAGAAGTCGCGGAAAGTAGTGTACGAGAAGAGCGGCCTTGACGAGTTTTCTTAGGTGCTCCAGGTTCAAAGAGTGTTTTGTTAGCTCCACCTTTTGCCATTTCAAATTTCCTCCAGTTCTATAAGATTCGGATTAATAGATTCATCACCTTCAAAGAATTGATCAGCATATTCTTGAATGATATCTGCTGCGTCTTCAAAAGTTTGTTCTCTATGAATGATTCTACCATCATAGAGAACATTATATTTTTTGATCTCAGACATTAGTATCAGATAATACGAGTTTTTTCATGTCCGACTCTGATACGAGGATCGCACCAGATTTCAAATCCGGCATCCTTGGCATCCAGACAGAACGAAACGTCCTCTCCACACATATCCTGAACAGCACCAGATTCAAATACTTGCATCTTAGGAGCAAACCAGGGATACTCAAGATTCTCAAAGACACCCTTCTTAATCAAAACCCATCCAAAACCAGTGTAGTCTACTGTGAAAGGCTTCCGACGCTTACTAATAGACTCAACAGTTTCGTGATTCATGACTCCACCATTGTTGCGGAAGTCATCTTCTTCTAACCAGTGAGCTACTGAGGTTGTGCGTCCGTCTTCGGTGCAATACCAACCAGCAGCAATTTCTTTTTCGGGAACTTCGTTTTCTGGATCTCCGAGAGCCAACGATACAAGTTGCCAGAACTTTTCTGTGTTGAAGACGATATCCGAGTCAATCCAGAGTTGGTAATCATAAGGAAGTTTACCATCCCACGGAACCTGTTTAGGCCCTCTCAGAACATTTGCACCAAGACACTTACAACGTGCAAAGTTAACCATAGATGAATAGTCTTGTGAGATCTGAATACTCACACCGTTTTGTACAAGATCAAAACAAAGTTGTACAAAGTTTTTTAGAAAGGTAAAAGAGCATCCACGACCAGGAAGACAGAATACTAAACTTTTACCACGAAATTGTTCTTTAATTTTTTCATAATCCCATTCTTCAGCCTTTGCTGGAATTGGATTTTTTGCTTTTACAGTGAATCCTTTTGCCATAAGTTGAATAAACCTTCAATGTCAATTCTATCAGTGTATATAGGTATTTGTCAATGAGAAGAATCTAGAACTGCTAACCTATTAATAGTCAATTCCTCATATGAAAGATCATCTACTGAATAATCAGTTTTCATAAGACCGACCATATTACGAAGAGTATTCCATGTTGCACTAAAATCTTCTTCTTTTACTGAATGAAAAATACATCTATCTTTTGCGTAGATATGATAGATCTTTTCGTGTTGTTCTTTCATGAGATATTTTATCTGCTCAACACATTATATATGTACACGATGAGTATTCCCAGAGGTACTCCGAATATCGTGAAAACCTGCCTTGGATATCGTATTAACCACCCCGCGAAGACGACCTTCCAGAAGTTCCAATATGGTTTGTGATTATAATTTTTAGAGTTTCTATAAGGCATATCCAAATATAAGATATCTCTTCATAAAAGGTTGTGTGGGTGAAAAATTTATCCGGATTTTTTTTCTGCGTCACTTTTTCTTACGGCGCTTTCTTGCAGCATTCTTTTGTGCCTGAGTTCTTCCAGCACCTTTTGCTTTATTTTTATTTGGGCGACTTTTGCCGTTTTTGTGAATCCATCCGAACATTGGAAATACCTCCGGGAAATTTTTTTGAGAATGATAAAGCTAAGTCGTTTTGTCACCTCTGTAGGTTAGGGTAGTGAACCTTTTTATATTTAAGGGCGCCCAAAATATAACAAACGCCCCAAAGCTTCAACTGCCCATCACGGATGGCTGTGCTGTTCACGAATGCTTACTGGCAGCCATTCGTGTTAACTCAAGCTACTGCCATACGCTTCAACTGACGCTCAATCTGTCGCAGAGAGTTAACATCAGAGGGAGTCTTGCTAGTTGTCACGATTCGCCCAGCTAGGTCTTTCCAGATCATGTGCGACGATTGACGATGCAAAGTGAAACCATAGCTTTTCATTAGTTGTTCCCTTTGACGCTCAAGTTTCTTCATGATGTGATAGCGAAGGTGAGTGAAGAGGTGTAACAAAAGAGGGGCAATGTAGCCCCTCTCTCACTATTCATCAGAAATCAATAGCCTCCAGAGTGGGTGCAGAGATCGTGGCATAATGTGCAGCAGCATCGTTGATGTTCTGCTGAGTCACATCCTCAACCAGAGTATCAAGAATCTCCAGCAGTTGAGTACCATTGGCAGCACGGCTGAGCAGGGAGATCATCACAGAGGTGGACATAATGAGAAAGAAAGTGAAAGAGAAAAGGTGAACAGTGAGTGTCTTTTTAGAGGCGCATCTCATTCCTCTTGAGTATAACCTAGATCAGAGATCTTCCAGCATTTCGTTGAGTTCAATCTTGTTCAGCTTGCTGCTGTTCCACTTCACACCATCGGGCGTTTCTTTCTGACCGAACTCTTCATAAAGGACAGAAGCTAGTTGCTCATAGTCACAGAAGTTCTTGGCCAGATCATACAGACCAGGATCATTTTGAATCCAGAGTGCAACATTCCAGGTCTCATAATTCGTCCAACCGTTATACTCAGAATCGGTCAGATTGGTCTGGAAAGTGGTTGCGGTGGTGGTCATGTGTGTTCCTCTCAACATGGCTAATATAGGGCATCTGGCTGCCTTTGGGGAGATTTGTGGACAGCCAGATAAGTGGCACAAAGGGACTTGACGGGGCTAACTATTGCTGCTGTTGTTTAGCTAGCTCTTGACGGATCTTCTCATCCCAGTTAGAATCGGCTTGCTGGGGTAACAACGGAGCGGCTGGAGCTTCAAGAGAATAGGAAGAACGATTCGGAGAAGAATTGCTCATCTCTATTGTAGTTTTCTTGACCGTATTCACCATGGAATCTAACATCGGAGCTACACCTGAGAAACCAACAGTTCCGACAGAGATTCCAAAGACTGTACCGAATAGAAAGCTTTTCATCGTTTTGCAATCGTAAACTGTTCAGGGCAACGATGTGGTTGAGTGTAAAGCTGGCCTTGGAGAATGTAATCCATCTGACAGAGATTGGGCCCTGTCTGATAATAACCAACGACTTCAGCTTGAGTCAGGAAAGCAGCAGCAAGAAGAGGAAAAAGTGCCATGTTAAATATCAGAAATCGTGGCCAGATTCAAGCAGATTCTCAAAGCTAGTGCTGCGTGAGTTATCATCATAATAGTCCAGCTCATCCTGGAATTCTTTCAACTCTGGAAGATCCCAGATTTCACCAGGAGCATCAACAAACTCGCGGATTTGATCAGTCATTGTTGTTACTTAGTGATGAATGGTTGACTATACTTAACTCAGGCGATTCGCATTCCAGAGAAGAAAGGAATCGTACCATAATCCTTGGAAGTGAAGAACCATTCGCCTTTCTTTTGAAAGATACCTTCATCGCCAACACCATGGCCACGGAGAAGTGCATTCAGACGGCTTTTGGTGGTTACAGTCTGCCAACCACCATCAAAGAGGCGCATCCAGGTATCACCAACCTCAGCAATCTTGTTGCCATGGAGATACACATAGCTTACGCCATCAATGTTAGAAACCTCAGTGTTATCCAGTTTCCAATCAACCTCACGGGTGATGGCTTGGTTCATCAGAGTTTCAATCTTGCGCATGGTTTGAGAAGTGAAATGGTTGTGGGAGGTCTCATCCCCCCCGATGTGGCCAATATACGGGGCCCAGGGGCCCAGCACAAGGGGGCCTGTGCCACTTAGCTGGCTGTCCATCCCATGCCTCTGGCCGCCCCTGTAGGCCCTACAATGGCCAGACAATCAGTAGAGGCCTGGGGTAGGGCTGTAGACGATGGCCAGATCGCCACTCAGCCTGCAATAAAATAAAATATAACTTAGCGGTCAAAGATGAGATCAAAAGAGATAGAAATTCGGTCGGAATCAGTCAAATTCATTGATACCCCATGCATCAATGTAGCCGGGAATAAGAGTAACCTACCCTCCAATGGGCTAAATGATACTTTGTCAATAATGTTCGTCTTTTTCTTATACTCTGGTAGCCTACACACTGTCTCCATTGCTGCCTGAGCTTCCTGATAAAAGGATATATCACCAAACTCAGCTGCTGCATCCAATGTATCTGCCGATTTCACATAGAAGACACCGCTATACATCGTCATCGGATGTGAGTGTGCTACGTTATAGTGATGATGGCCAGAAATGTTAATCCAAAGGCGCAAAAGTGTGATCTGAATATTCTCATCAATCATAAAGTGATCTGTGAGACATTCATTCACATTCTCAATTAGCCGCCTTTGAAAGAACTGAAACTCCGGATCTTTCTGAACATGAAATGCATCACTCTGCCAGCCACCAACGTTAGAGTAATGCTGACCTCTGGGATCTTTCTCCCTTTCTTGATAGCAATACTCTATGAGCTGCTGGCGATATTGTGCATAATCAAGATCATCCGAAACTATAACCTGCTTCGGAAAAAGGTATGCAGATCTTATATCAAACATTCGGTCTAGGTATCACCAAACAGGGTCACGGCTGAAGTCCTCAATGTATGCTGAAACATTCTCAGCTGGTTCCAGATCAAAGAGTTTCTCCCAGTCAATGTCACGGGGATTAAAGTCACTTAGTACATCAAGCTCAAGAGTGATACGATACTTCTGTTTCTGGGCCTGTGAGTATACTTTGGACATGGAAGTTCCTGTGGGGTAGACTAACTGTGGCTAGTATAATGCCCCTCTGAGTGTCTGTCAAGGGGGTTGGCCTATGTATCAGGGTTCTGGGTGATTCTGGGCGGTCCGGGTGAAGAATTGTGAGGGTTCTGGGATATTCTCAGAGGGTGGTTGACAATATAGGGATCGTGTGATAGCCTGCTCCCTTAGATCACAACGACTCAGAGGCTTTCTAAAGGTTTCTCTACACTTTTCCACAGTTTTTCCACAGATTTCTCTACACTTTTCCACAGCTTTTTCCACAAATATATCAGCAAAAGCTAACACTCAGCTATAATTAAAAAAGGCTTTTTTTCTTAACTCAATTATAATCAACCATTAACTTTCCTTCCAAATGATCAATTTCATGCTGTATGATTCTTGAGTTCATCCCACCGAAAAGTACGCGATGAGGTTTACCTTTTTGATCACGAAACTTGACGATGATTTCTTTACTTCTCTCTATGCTACATGTTTCTCCTGGTATAGACAGACAACCTTCATCCATCACGATTGTTTCATTTGATTCCCACACAATCTCCGGATTGATAAGAGTAAATGCAACACCATTATTATCTTGATCACGAACCACAATGATTCTCTTGGATATACCTAACTGTGGTGCTGCCAGACCTATTCCATCATTCTGAATCATTGTATCAATCATGTTCGCAATCAGGTTACGAATACTATCATCAACCTTTGCAATTCTCTTTGATTTTGTCTTGAGAATCTTGTTTCCGATCGTAACTATTTCCATGTGTACTTTCTCCTGGTATGTCATTCCAATGTCTCACAACTCCTGCAATAATGAATAGATTAGTCATCAGATATGTGGCGAAGATGAGTGTACGAATCAGCGCGATTTTGTCTGATTCTTTATCACATTTACTTGCCTTTTCTCCTAATGCCTTTGCCCACCATCTCCATGCAGTTCTTTCTTTCACGGTCTCATTCTTGCCTGTAGTTTATACTTTGGGCCCTGCTCGTTAATGACAACAATCGTCAACACATCATCATTCAATTTCACGGAACATTCATCAGGGGCAATGTGCGAATCTATGCAATTCTTGATGTCCAAAAGTGTATCCTCTGAGAAGAGCTCAAAGGCAAACTCTAGCAGAATCTCGGAGATGAGTGATTTAATCTCGGCATCAGCCTCGTCCTCGGTCATGACAGTTTTGAGAGTTATTTATCAGTCTACCATGTACCTCTCTGAATGTAAATCTTGCGAATTTCTGTATAGATGAATCTACGAAGATTCTCATCTGTGGTATTGTCAAAGGCATAATGCATCCGATTCAAATAGTCATCTTGTTTCACACATTTCACGACTTCTGCATTGGTCACACCAAGATCATTGAGTTTAGAACCTGCCTTGGCTTTGGGTCGTCCAAAGTTACCAGTGATGTTACCTGATGTTCTCAGTTTGGGACGAATCTTTGAGAGATTGGAATAGTTCATCGTGCAATCAGATCAACGGATTCAAGCAACATCATCGCAAGTTCAGTATCATGATCATCCTTTGTGATTGGTATGTTTGCATCCACGAACTCAATAGAAAGTTCATGCAACAGATCAATCATTCGTTCATCTGCAAATGCAAATGTTGCGAACTCATGTTTGAAACCATCACGCAACAGCTTGAGAGACTTGGTGACAGTCAGTTCGTTAATGTCTTGTTCGTAAGTCATAATCAATTTGCGTAAAGATAGCCGCCAGACCAATCGCAATTCTGCAAAACATCCTCGCGGGATTGTTCATTCATGAGATCATAACGAACACCTTTGGCAGGAGCTTTCCAGGATGCAGACTTGTAAACTTGTCCAGTCTGTTTGTCAATGAACGCATGAACAGAGCGAGAACCACCACCATCAATCATGATCAGTTTGTGATACTTTTTACCCGTCTCAATCACATAATCAATCGGGCAAATACCTTGCTTGAGTTCATCAATGCGACGCTGATGATATTCTACATTATCGGTTGAACGCTGATGAGAGCGAATAGAATACTGAATGTAATTGTGCTTCAATGCTTCAATCAGTGCCAGAGTGTAGTCATACACTTCGGTGGCAATGTCTTGTGTCTGAAGAGTTGCGTTCATTTCAGTTTGAGTAGAAGTGCCTTGAGAGCTTGCTTGCGAGATTTGATTTTACTCTTGGAAATACCTTTCGTTCGTTTAGGTTTTCCTGAGTTATGTTGCCAGTTCGGTGTCATGATTAACCTCCAAACATTTCATCAAACAGATCACCCATCTCGCGCATTTCGTTCTGACGATCAATCTGATTGCGCATCTCAATGAGTGCTTGCTGCTCCATCTTCAGCTTGAGAAGTTGATCACCAAGTTTGTGCAGCTTGTTGTTGATCTCAACACGATCCAGCCCGTTCACAGTGGTAACAGTGATCGGCATACCTTGCGACATTGTGGTGCGTTCTGCGATGATCATGGGGTGATTCCTCTCAACATAGCCAATATACAGCATCTGGCTACCAATGGGGCGATCAGTGGACAGCCAGTCAACTGTCACTCATTCTCTACACTTTCTAGCAGATCATTCAATACTTCTCCATCATACAATTCTTCAATCTCAGAGAGTAGTTCTGCTTCAGTATATTTGTTATACTCAGCAACCAAAGATTCAATGGCAAAGGTGACAAGATCATCCATGTCCATGCCATCTACAATATACTCCGAATATGCTTCAATCAGAGCAGCAAGTTTTTCGTTGGAAAGTGTCATTTTGTTTCAGTTCAGAATAATACGATAGTCAATGGATTTGATGCACCAACCTGTTGCACAAGTGATCTCTTCAATTAGATCATCTTCATCATCTGCTTCCCAGATTTGACCGATAGTTTCTGCAACAATCTCATTGTATTCTTCGAGTGTGATCTCATCATCAGGATCATCAAAATCGAAGAAGATTTCAGTAACTTGGAATTGCATAATCAGTTCAGGCAAAAACAGTGGTGTAAAGATTCAGTTTGCCACCATAGCTTTCGTAGATGTTGACTTTAGAACCAGAAAGTTCTACACTCCAGTCATAAGCAACATCATAAGCTTGCTCAAGATCAGTGAACCATTCTGCATCATCTTTGCAGAAGTCTTCAGAGATCGGAAGGACAGCGAACATTTAACTCCTTTGTTTCAACATGGCTAATATACAGCATCTGGCTGCCTCTGGTGGGTTTAGTGGACAGTCATCGGATTGGCACACTGTCGGTGGTTTGCTGCTGATCACACCAGCCCTCATCCCGTCTTGCTTGTGTCTCGCTGAGATCCCTGTTGGCCACTCAAACAAAAACCCGATTTTTCTGTGATTCTGCTGCAGATGGGGGATTGGTCGGTCGCTGCAGCCAGAATCACAGAAAAACCATTGTTGTTACTTAGCGTCAATAATAGCCGTTGGACTTCTCAAACAAGCGACGATCTAGTGCCTCATCATATTCATCACCAGTGAGATAATCTTCCCAACAACCACCATCATCATAGGTGCGGTTGCTATAATCGTAGGAGTAGGATTCGCCTTGATAAAAGTGAACAGTCATGATAACCTCAGATAGTTTGCCAGGGTTGAGCTTCTTTGATGTTGCTGTTGTAATACTTGCGGAAGATTGAGTTAATCACAGGATACCAAGGCTCATTGGCACTCGGATACCCACAATCTGCAGCATGTTGAAGAAACTTAAGGATGCAAGTTTCTTCATCTTTGGTGAAATTGACTCGGTTGAGTGTGTAACCAGTGTTCATAGTTTCAGTCATCAAACCAGTTGAAGTTCTTGTGCAGGTTGAACAGAATAGGTGAAGCGTTTGGCAGTGACTGAGACAGCATTAGCTGGTGCTCCCAGTTCATCAACAATTTCCCAGAAGTCTTCGCCCTCTTCAATCACAACATAACCGAAAGTTCCAGGTTGTGAGAGTTGACGACGACCACACTGTTTGGCATCATTCAGATTGTCAAATCGTTCTTTGCGATTAAACCAACCTAGCCGAGCAACATCTTCAGAAGGGCCAAAAGTGATGCAGATAAAGTCAGTCATGATTCAGACAGTTGGAGTAACGTCGATTTCTTTAATGTTCAACCCACAGAGTTGATTGTAGACACGATTGAGAATAATTTTAGCACCAGACTTTGCTTTGGATTTCTCATACCAGATGGTGCAAAGACCATCATAGGTTTCAACGTAAATGCGATAGTTTTTCATTATCAAACAGGAAAAACAAGTTTGTATTTGGAGATTAACAAATCTCTTACACATTCACGGTCAATACTATCACCACAGAACTCATCTCCTTTCAGTTCAAGTATTTTGATGTGTGTAAGAGTTGCTTGTTCAATCAGGTCCAATGTTGCACTCATAGGATACAATCCACCAGCACCATAGAAAGAAAGAACATAATCGTAAAACTCTTGGAGGTTAGACATAATCAGTACAGGAGAGAGAATGAACCACAGAAGCGACGAACCCACTGGAGAGTATCATAATGGGAGCGTGGCTTGCTCATCACCATGCTAGTGTTCTTCTCAGGATTGAGAGCAATCGCAACATACTGATGATCACATTCTTGCCATTCAGGTGTAACTTGCTGAATGAACATTTGGCAGACTTTGCCTTCTTTCCAGTTGGTAGTGTAGTGAAAGACTTCAGTCATTCGCGGTCGTTTGTCTCAACATGGCTAATATACAGGATCTGGCTGCCCGTGGTGAGATCAGTGGACAGCCAGTCAACTGGCACATGGGTCAATTAGTATCCCAAAGCTTTTGGTAGACCAACAGCAACAAAGAAAGCTAGAAGTGCTACGATGTCCCAACATTTGTTCTCAATCATGTAGGGAACCGCAAGAGCATTGCCAGCAAGATATAACCTAGCACCAATCACATCATCAACATACAGTGTGATAATGTATGCGACACAGAGAAACAAACTGGACAGGATTCGTGCTTTGTTTGTCATCAAACTGCGGTTTTAATTTTATCGTAGAGTGAATCAAAATCTGGATCTTGTGAGTAAAATGGTTTAGTTTCACTCACATATTCCATGATTTGCTCTAGCAAAATCAGTTCATCTTCAGTTAGATTTTCTATCGTAAGATTGAGTGTCATCATCAGCATTTCTTTTGGCATAACTCTCAAGATTGTCTAGGTGATTAAGACGCGGTGAGAATAGACAAAACAGTGCCCATCCCACCGCAGAAGATATAATCAAGAACTCTAACATGCGCCTGCCATAGGATTAACATTCTTGACCTCAGTGTTAAACCCAGTCACCTCCCAGCCAAGACCAATGCGCTCATCCATTTCACGCTCAAAGTCACGCTTAGTGATGCACTTGTAGGACATGGTATCAACACCTTGAAACTTGAGCACTTTGAACATAAATTGAGTGCTATCTTTGACAGGATAGTAGTCAACAACCATGGAAGGCTTGCCGTCAATTTTAGAGATGCAGGAAAGTTGCATGGGGTGTTTGTCTCAACATGGCTAATATAGGGCATTAGCACAGAGAACACAAGGCCCCCTGTGCCACTTTGCGAACTGTCACCAGTTCTTTGCTAAGTTAAAATTAGCACGGGAGAATTGCTCACGGTCAACAATCTTGAACATGCCAAGCTCGTTAGTCATGACATAACCTTCATGATCGCTACGCTGACCATCAATCTCGCAAGAAATGTCAGGATCAGATTCAATGTAGCAGAACATATCCATCTTGATGGAATACACCAACTTCCACAAACGGATCAGGTTGATGTCAACATTGCAATTTTCTGCAATTTCATCCTCATCAACATCCTTACCCTCACGGATGTAAGAATTGATCACCTTTTTCAGTTCTTTTGCTTGTTTGTCACTCACAAATGCGCAGAGAGTAGACATTTGCTTGGCAAACTTGCAGAACTCTTCAATATCATCACGATAAGGAGAGATTTCTGCTTCTGGTTTGACAAACATCACATTTGCAGTATCAATCCACAGATAAAAGTCAGGTTCAGCAACTGCATCGCGCAGATCTTTCTTTGCAGAATAACAAGTGTGCGGAGCAATGATAATCTTTTGAGTGATTACTTGCGGGAAACGGTAAGTAATGGTGTTGGGGCGATAAGTGTCAGAACCGCCAAAGCCAATAAAGTCACCTTGAACGATACCTGCGATGCGAGGAAGATAATCAAAACAAGCATGAAGAATGTCTGCAACCTTACCTTCATGGTTTGTATCAATTTCTTCATGAGAATGATTGATTTTGATTTTAACTTTGTTGAAAACTGATTTAGTACCGACAAAGAACTTACCATTGGCAGGATTGGTGCCCCAAACAATCGCAGGAGCACCATCAATCTTGACACTGAGAGTAGAATCTGCAGTGAACCAATCAAGAACGGAAAGATCACCGTTCAGGATGCAATCTTCGGGATGTTCGAGGTGAGTGTTTTTCATGTGGCTAATATACAGGAAAAACCACTCTCGCGGGTGGTTTGGTGGACAGCCCTCAAACTGTCACTTGTCTGATTCTTTATACAATTTCAGCGTATTAAACTGATTACGATATACAACAACATTCACATCATGAGACTTATGTGATCCCTTTTTTACCAAGACGCAAATATATTGATCACACACAAAAGATACGACTCCAAGAAAGTTTTTGTAATAAACTTGCGTACCTTCGGCGTAAATCATTCTTCGCAATCTCCTGGAATCATAATGTCAATGAAAGTCCATTGTTCTGGGTTTTGATCATCAACAACATACTCAAGATAGAGGGCATGTGCATCCATTGATTTTCCCTCATCATAGAGTTCGGTGATACGCTCTTGAGCAAAAGCTTCAAGAGAATCTACCATAAACTCACGAAGTTTTTCAGTTGCGTTCATGAGAAACATGCCTCCAATGCTGTTTGTTTGATGGGCATAGCCGTGTAAGGTCTAGTATTCTCAATCTTCACAACTTTGCCAACAGTTTTGCTATTTACAGGACTATAGAATATGTCTTTCTTGACATCATAGAATCCCCAGATTGTGCGGGTTGGTTTACCCAAATTGTAATCAAACTGACGATTAGTGCATAACCAAATAGAAAAAATCCCACGCTTAAAAGTTTCAACTTTGTAGAAATAACCATCTGGTGCTTCATGAGGAAATGAAATAATTGCCTTGATTGATGGATTCATCAGCAATCGTATTCTTTGATGAGAGTGAGGAGTTTGATTTGTTCTTGAAGTTGATTGATCTCTTTGTTTTGTTCAGAGATTTTAGTTTGCAGTTGAATAATTCGCTGCTGGTAATTAAACTTGAGTTGGCCAATCATCTGGTTTGTGTGTTCAACGTGGCTTGTCATCAGGTAGTAAACGAATCAACGACTTTGGACTCTTCGGTATTATCAGCAAGAGCAAAAACTCTTGCATTATAGATATTTTCTTTCAAATCGCTGTAGAACTTTTCATAAAAGTTGCCATCATCTTCAGCAACGATCAAATCAAAACATTCATCATCACTTTCAGCAACCACATTCCAAAGTCCGCCATATTCTGAACTTGGAAAAGGAACATAGTGATCAACGATGTAGAGAAACTTTTGTGTCATTTTTGTTTGTAAATTACCTCTCTAGTTTAACGAAAATCTGTGTTATTGTCAACATCATCTTGATCAGACGCGATTGACAGTAAAGAAAATCCAATAGACAAAATCATCACAAGAGCAAAAAGTGCAATGTAAGTCATACAAACTCCGCAATGTAATAATCCATTGTCACTTCATACTTTGCAGCTTCACGCTCCCACTCTTGCCATTGATCGTCATCAGCAAGACATTCAAGCAAAATCATTTGATCTTCATTCATCATTTCACGCAAGCAATTTGATTAGAATTACTACCACAACTGGTTGTTTGTGGTAGTATAGATGAGTCTTTAAGAAATGTATTGTGAATTAAAAATCCACAAAACAAGATCAGAAGAGCATCACCAAGTCGGTTCATTCAATCACCCAAAAACAGCAGTTACACCCATAACTTTTGCGTTAGGGTTACGAGCAAGTGCAACTTGTTTTGCATCTTGATAGTCACGGGCTTCTACCTCTTCATAGAAAACTTTGCCAGCAACATAGAGTTGAACTTTGCAGCGCATGGAGTGATTCCTCTCAACATGGCTAATATACAGGATTTGGCTCGGTTTGGCAAGCATGGTAGACAGCCACTAAATTGTCACGCACTAGAATCCTTTTTTCTTTTTATCACGTTTCATAGGCTTGATGTCCAGCACCTCAACATGACTAAACATTTCTTTTGGATTGTTATACCAAAGTTGTTGCACATCTGCATAGTTATCAAACACAACTTCACGTCCATCAGTGAACACTACTTTGTAATGATGCCTGTTATATGGTTCGTCAGATGTTTGTGTGAATGTTTTCATTTTCAATCAATGTAACGTGGTTTATCAGTATCAAATTGTATCCATTTGGCATCTTTCATGTTCAGACACATAAGTATAGTTTCATGCTCTCTGTATTCTCTATCCGTCCCTTTATACATGTACCGACGTTGATGAGCACAGCACCAAACATTAAAATAGATTTTTGCCTTTTCAGATATTGCCATATTGATAAACCACCGTGCGATCTACTGACTTTTTGTTCTTTGATCTGGACTGATTCACCTGCCTTGCAGATGACCGAATCTCATACTCTTGAGTGATATTGTAACCTATGGCTTGATGTGCTTGTGCTACACTCTCCCACATGTCATTCTTATCAACCTTTGCAACATTCCAACATGACTTACCTGATTCACGCAACTTGTCTGCACAAGTGTGAATCAATGGTGTCAAGAATTGTTGATTCCATTGCTGATATGTTGGTCGGTCAACAATACTTTGTGTTGACTCATGTGAGTACACTTCAAGATCAAAATATGGTGGACTTGTGACAACACAATCAACCTTACTATGAATGTAATCGTTCATTGTAAGTGCATCATCATTGAACAGCACAACATTCTCAGTGATGCTCAGAAACTCCACTAATCTTGTCAGTCCATTGTATGTCTCTGTGTTAGGTTCAAATGCAATGTATTTGCACCTATTTGCAACCGCACCTAACATTCTACCACCCCAGCCTGCACAAGGATCTAACACAGACTCAGATCCCAACGTGACCATCTTAGCCATCTGCGGACGATACATCGTAGACTTGCACAGATTACCACAAAAGTATATACCTCTCTTCAGTTCAGATAGGTATGGTGTAGAGTGTGATTTACGATTCCACCGCAACACTTTTTGCAGCAACTCTGTGTCACTCCATAGACTCTTAAATGAGTTACCTTTCCTATCTTCAATGTCATAGAAGTTGGGGAAGAAATGTTCACACAACTTCATGCCAATTCTGCTGGTGCTGTTAATTGAAGTGACATCAGATTTCCACTCCAGCAGTTTCTTCCAGTCTTTAAGTAGTTCCTCTTCAGTATAACTGGGACGATAATCTACCTGAGATAACTCTTCAGCAAGATGAGGAAGTAACCTCTCAAACTCATCGTCTGAGAGGTCACGAAGACTATTCTTTTGATTCAGGAACTTGTCAATCACCATTCATCAATAGCCTTTACGAAATCACATTCTACCAGTTTGTTGACTTTCGTGCAAATAAAGTCATCATTGCCGATAGATTTGCCACCCTGTTGTGCAGCAAACAGACAATTATCAGACTCAAGATGCTTCAGAAAGTCTTCTTTTGTGAACCAAAACAGACGTGAAGCTTCTTCAGTATTGTTAATACCAAAGAACACAAGACGCTCCCAATCTTTATCCTTTGAGACGTGATTGATGATGAATTGATCTTCCTTCACACCACCTTTCTTATCACGGGTAGCGAGAGAGAACTTAATCTCTGTGCGAATGTCATCAATCACACGATCATGACCAGCAGTAGAGGTCTTAGCTCGCTTGACTTGATGATTCTTTGCCTCAAAGTATTTG